GGGGCGCTTGTAAATCTTCCGGGAAACGGAAAAGCGGACCCCGTTCTGGATCATAAGGTTCAATTCGTCGCGCTCTATGTCCTGGAGCGTCTTTTCGGCGGTTTCTCTCGCGTTTTCTTCTGCCATTGGTGTTCTCTATTGAAAAGTAAAAGCAAGCCCCTAAAAAACGAATTTCCGGGGGCTTGCAACCACAATAATTACGGCGGGTTATCCCCCGGCGGTTTAGGTATTGGAAGCGGAAGCGGCGGCGGCTGCGCTTACGATGGAAGCCTTAAGCTTGGCGGTTCCGTCCGTCTCGGGGATCAGGACGGTTCCCTGAACTTCAAGCAGGAGCAGGGCGCTCTTGCTAAAGTTGCCGTTAAGCTTCGCGCGGATGCGCATGCGCGCTACGTCGAATTTCAGGCCCTGCTGGGGCGTCAAAACTACGCGCTTCTCGATTACCTGGGCGGAGGTGGGCGGCTCCCACTGGTCGTTGTCCGGCAGGGTTTCTACGCTCTTGGAAGCTGTGCCGCCGATGTACTTGACCAGGATGTCCGGGGTCGGGTCCATGATGCTCCAGTTGAACTGAATAGTTCCGGCGCGCTCAATGCTCACGACGGGGTCGTCTACTTCCTCCGCGAAAAAGTCCGTAACGGTGGGATCGTTCGTAACCATCTGGGCGGTGTCCTGGTAGGTGTAACCGTCGGAAGCCAGGGCGTTGTCGGCGCATCCTACGGCTCCGGTTTGGATCTTGGAAAGGCCGAGAGTATAAATGTGCTTTGCCATGTCTGTATACGTTTACGGTATTAAACAAAATCTTCTTTTTGCGCGGCTATAAACCATTCAACCCTTATATTTGCGTAGTGTTCCGGGGCGTTTACTTCGCGGATGACCGCTTCGTCTCCTACGGAAATAGTAAGCCCCGGAATAACGGCGGCTTTAAGCGCGCCCGTTACGGCTGCAACGATGGGCCTGATTGTCTCCCGTGCGGCCTTCCTTTGCGGCTGGCCGCCGATGCGGACCTCAATGTCTGGAACGTGAATATTTACGTTCGACGTTGCAAGCTTCGGGCGTCGCTCCCCGCCGGCTGCAAGGGTATTTATTACTACGTCGCAAAGCTTGGAATTCTCCGGGCGTTCCCCCAAAACGTAGACCCCGCCGTTTATTGCGGCGGCTACTTCCGGGCTTGCGCTCAGGATCCTGTATAGGATATCGTCTAATTCTATGCTCTGCATAACGTTTCCCTTGCTCCTACGCGGTTAAATCCAGCAGCGGTTATGAAGGCGGCCGACGTCGTATTTTGCTACTTCGCCGGTTATGCGGACCAGCCCTACGCGGCGGCTTGCTTCCAGCCAGGCTTCGTCGCTCAAATATTCGGGTTCCACCTCGAAAGTCGTTACGGCTATCTTAGTGCCTTCCGGAATTCTTGCGGCTCCTGCCGGTATCTGGATAAGCGACGCGAAAACGTAACTTTCGCTATTGGTCAGCTGTATCTTCGTGCCTTTTCCGTTCGTTTCCTCCCTGCAGGCGGATTGAAGTACCCAGGCCCCGGTCCCGGCTATGTAGCTGCCGTTCTCGTTCCTGGTTGCTTCGCCCGGTTGGTAGGCATAAAGGAATTGCGGGTATTGGTACGTAGTTCTTACCATACAAAGCTTTTGTTACGAATTTGGGGCTTCGTTACGTCCTGCAGGCCTAATTCCGCGCAAGTCTGGGAATACCAAAGCTTAAGCGCGTCCCAGTTCCAGGTAATGGAATAGCCGCCTTCGGAAACGTTCGCCAGGGGGATAATGCTTGCGAATTCTTTGCAAAGCGCGGTTTTCGCTGTCGTTACGTCCACGGCTGCGTCCGGATCCGGTATAAGGTCGGCCCGGTTCGTTAAAATCAGGTCGACGTCTGCTTCCGTAAGCTGGAAGCGCGCCCCGGTGGCGGTCATCCATTCCTTGTAGGTCATTTTCCTGCTGCTGTCAAAGGGTTAAATAATTGGGGCGGTGTGACGGGCTTCGTAGGTTTCCGCCGGGGACCGCCCCGGGCCGGGTGTGTCTCTGTTAATGGGTCCAGCTGCTGTGGGTTACGTCCATAAGGAAGGAACGGCCGGAAGCAAGCCAGGCCGGGAAGGCGTTGGCGATGCCCTGGGTTACTTCGCAGATGGGTTCCTCCAGGCTGTACTTCTTAATGCAAACAGGGCCGTTAAGGGCCTTAATTGCGGCGCTTCCCTTCAGCTTGAAGTCTGCGGGAATGGTGTAGAAGGTGTTACCCAGGACCTTGTCCTCGCTGAACAGGACCACGTCGTCGGCGAAGGGGTTGGCGGTGATGCGCTCGCCGTCTTTCTTCTCGATGGTGATCTGCTGGTCGATGACAATAATCTGCAAGCCGTAAAGGTAGGCCAGGCGCTTAAGGGCTTCGTTTACGCTCTCAACGGTGGGAGTATAAGCGACGCCCAGAACGTTCTGGGCAAAGCTCGCGGAAAGCTTGATAACTTCCTCGCACTCCGCGAATTTGGCGAAGGTGGCCGCGTTCATGAAGGCGTAGCGGAGGTTAATCTGTTCGGCGCGGGCGGCCTTTACGATGGCGCGGAAGTCCTTAGTAATAGGCTTCGCGCTGGTATTGTCCCAGCTGGCGCTGCCGGTCTGGTAGCCCTTCTTGCGGGCTGCGTCGATGGCGTAGTCGGCGTTAAACTCGGAAAGCGGGCCGACGTTGTTGTCGCTGGTCAGGGTAACTTTACCCAGGGAAATGCTCTGCAGGGCGATCCACTCAAGGCGGGCGGCTACGCCGTCCCAGCAGAATTGGGTATCTTCTGCCCAGGCTTCTACAAGTGCGCGCAAGTCGGGGTTATTGCCGGCAAGTGCGACCATGATGTCGTACTCGTTCAGCTCGTCCTCTTCCTTCGTGCGCTTGATGGCGATCTTGGGGATGTCTCCCTGGAGACGGTTCAAGGCTTCGCGGGTCTTTTTGTCAAGGCTCGCGCCCCTTGCTACGATGTCCGCTGCAATACGGACCCCCGCCTGCTTCTCGAGCGCCTTCCAGGAAAGCGTCAAGTTCTGCTTAAGCGGGAAAAGCGTAGGCCAGTAGAAGGGGTTAAAATTGTAGGTCTTTACTACGGCCTGCATGTCCTTTTCGGTCAGGCCGACCATAAGGGTCTGTAACATGGTTATATCCTCCTATCTGGTTAAATGAAATGAACGCCGGAAACTTTGGCTTTGATGGCGTCGGAAATGGCGGGGGCCATAGCGGCCTTTACTACTCCGATAAGCCAGGCTTCGGCAAAAATGTTGGTATTTGCCACTACGTCGTAGCTGTCGCCGACAACTGCGTAGGGGGCGGAAAGGGGCAGGGCGCTGGTGTTGCTGGCGCTCTCTGCGGCTGCCTGCATAATGCAAGCGCCGGCGGAAGCTGCTGCGCCCAGGGTGGTTCCGACGGTGATGTCGTCCAGGCTGCTGTCGCCGCTGTTGGTGGCGATGGCGGTGATGGCGTATGCCTTAGCGCCCACGGCCAGCATAATGAAGTCGCCGACCTTGAAGTGGTGGCCCTTCTTTACGGTGTACGTGGTGGCGGTTGCGCCTGCGTTGGCCGCCAGGAGGGCGGTCTTTACCAGGTGAAATACGCCGGTAGTGCTATTGCGGCCGATAACGGATCCTTCCACAAGGGGAACGCCGGGGACCAGGGTGCTGGTCGCTACGGTTACGCCGTTGGGAATGTCCGCCACCTTATGTGCGAAAGCGCGCAGGATGCGCTTGCCGGATTTGCGGGTGATCTCTAACATGGCTAAATGCGTGTTAATTTGTTAAACGGTCTTACCGCCCAGGCCTGCGGCTTCGCCTTTGGCTTCGGCGGCTTTGTCTTGGATGTAGCTCGCTACGCTTGCGCTGACGCCGTCGGCTCCTGCCTTCCCAAAAAGCGGGGCGGCGTTACCGGCGAGGCCCTTTTCTGCAAGCTCTTTCGTAAAAGCTGCTACGGATTCCTTCTGCTGGCCGAGATAGGTGTTAAAGGCTTCATCGTTCTCAAACGTGCGGCCCTCGAAGCCGTCAAGGATCGCTTTTTTGAAGCTCTCCGGGACGGAGTCCGAAAATATCCCTTCCAGCTGCGCTTTGCGGCTCGCTGCAAGCTGCGCCCCCGTAATGCCGGCGACCTGCTCGGTAATTCCGGCGGTTGCTTCTTTTACGGCTGCCTTTACCATTTCGGCTATTTTTTCGGGAGTCATCTCGCCTGCAGGTGGGGTCTGCTTTCCGGGTTCCTCCTTCCCTTTCTCTACAAAGGTGTACTTTTCTTCAAGGCCAGCTTTGTAGGTGTCTTTTGCCTTCGTGATTTCGGCGTCTGCGCTCTTGCGCCAGTCTTTAATGAAACTTGCTACTTTCTCCGGCGTCATTTTATTGACTACGGCCTGGGCTTCCTCGATGGTTTCGTTCGTCTGGCTAAGCGCTTGCGCCAGAACTTCGAGCCCGTCTTTGCGCGTGCCTTGAAACTTTGCTACAAGTAACGCGAGGATCTGTTCAAATAAATTCATTATTAAAGCGGTTTAAGAAACTTTACCGCAAAAATAGCGTATTAGTGTAATACTTGTAACGGGCAAAAAAGGCGGGTTTTTATAAAGTTTTCCACAGGAAGGCCAGAAACGGCCCTATTTTCGCGTTTAAGGGCGCGGCTAATAAGTTATACCACCCAGCCCGGGAAAGTGGCACAAATCGAAAATTCCGGAAAAATAACTTAGTGTAATACGGAAGCCCGCCGCAAAAAATATCTTTGAAGATTTGGACGTCTCGCTTTTTCTTCGTACACTTGCGGCAAAGTA